CACCAGTAGCACCAGTTATCGAAGCTGTTCCAGCTGGACCCGTATAACCTGTATACCCAGTATAACCAGTTTCACCTACTCCAGTATAACCAGTATAACCAGTATAACCAGTTTCACCTACTCCAGTATAACCAGTATAACCAGTATAACCAGTTTCACCTACACCAGTATAACCCGTATACCCAGTATAACCAGTTTCACCTACTCCAGTATAACCTGTATATCCAGTGTCACCAGTATATCCAGTATAACCTGTAACACCGCCTCCAGATCCTGCAGGACCAGTTGGACCAGTAGCTCCAGTAAGACTGGATGATCCAGCAGGACCAGTATAACCTCTAGAACCAGTATATCCAGTATATCCAGTATAACCAGTATAACCAATTGGACCAGTACGTCCAGTATAACCAGTATAACCAGTATATCCAGTATATCCAGTATACCCTGTGTAACCAGCGCCACCAGTTATACCCCTGGAACCTGTATAACCTGTGTATCCAGTGTAACCAGTTACTCCTGAACGTCCAGTTGCGCCTGTATAACCAGTATAACCTCTAAGTCCAATATAACCTGTATATCCAGTATATCCAGTATATCCAGTATAGCCTCTTGGACCTGTTGGTCCTGTATATCCAGTATATCCTGTTGACATTTATTAATAATTAAATAGTGCAAATCTAAAAATGAATTAAGATGTTTATACACATGACAAAACATACATGGAAATCTCAGATATAGTTTCTGATCACGAACAAGATTTTTTTAGATTATTCATTAAAACAGGTAAGTTGTCAAATATTAAAAAAATGTTGGATATTAATATTATACCTGATCAAGGTACAATTGATTTTGCAGCTACACCATATGATCGTGAATATGAGAATAATCATTTGAAAGCGATAGAATTTTTCCAATCGCATCCTCTCACGTGTAATCTCAAATGTTCTCAAGATATATTTGAAAAATGCTGTAATACTGATCGTGTTGAATTTGTTCGTCTGTTAACGAGAAATGGATTTCATTGGGATCGCAAAGTACATATTATGGATTCTGCCATTAATAACAAGAATGTCGAGATGGTAAAGTTATTACATAATTTTGGGTTAACATGTTCCGATAAAATGCTTAATGTCGCTATTGATAATATGGATGTCGAGATGGTAAAGTTATTGCATTCCTTCGGATTAAAATTCTCTGAGTACCAACTTCGCTACACGTTTTCAAATCACAAAATAACCAAATGTTCTGATTTAATTTGTTACTTATATGATAATAATCGTACATTATTTACGCCAAAATTTTTTAATGGCTTATGTGACAGGCAGGCACCAGATCATATACTTATATGGCTCATGGAACAAGATAATCGATTATACAAGTGCATTGGTTATATTTTAAGATATGCTATTGATTCGGAAAGTGAAATTCTTACTAAGGTTTGTCTTGAGAGAATTGAGAAACCTATATCTGACAAATTCGTTTACCAACTGCTCGGACAACACAGAACATGTCAATATTGTGATGATAGTGACTATGATGACGAATAAATGTATAAAATGATATTTATATAATACCTTGTATATTCAACTGGACCAAGAATGTTTTTCATGCTGCTGTCGGTACTACTATTCATAGTTGTATCTTTTTTGGTGGTATATATTCGCAGGTTAAAAAGTAACATGAAGAATATGTTACCAATATATACTCAAACTTCAAACCCTCGGGTTGCCCCTCATAATAGGGTAAGATCATGGTGCTATTTCAAGACTTCATCTTAAAGGGTAATTTTGTAAATATACAATGGGTATTTCGAATAGTCTTGGTATTAATCATTGGGATACCGAGCGTGTCGAATATGCCAAGGAACATATACATAGATTACGAGGAACAATGGGAAAAAATGTTCCCATTGTGAGCGTAGGGTCAGGTACAGGTGAGTATGAATATGAAATTACCAAGGATGAGAATGAATCAGAATTGGAATTGATATGTGTCGACACAAAAGACGATGAGCACTTAGATTCTGAGTATGTTATTAAACCAAAATATGCTACTGTAGATGATTTGATTAAGGATAGATCAGGTATTGTTGGAGATTGTATCTTGTGTTTATTTTGGAGTTATGATCAAGGTAGGATGAATGATTACCCTCATTCCAATTATCCATATGATATAGATGCCATTGTTAAACTGAAACCCAAGTCGATTATAATCTTATACGAGGAATTTGGAGGTTCTGGATCTGACATGTTACATTATTGGTTGTTTGGGTACGATTTACCTTCAAATGAGGATGTTTTCCCAAAGTTAGATTGGTTGGTCGTTATTAATGAGATTCCAAGGTATAAGTGCGTGTCTCACAAATGGCACTATGGTGATCATAGTCCTATGCATTTCAGCGAGAAGAGCATCATATGTGCTGTGTTTGAACCTTTGGATTAAATGTGACCAAAAACTGCCATTAAAATTAGGACGATTTCTATTGAATAAAACTACTTAAAAGAAAGTTTTATTCAATAAAGTGGCTAATTCTAAATGTCAATTCCAGATGGATTCGTCTCTAAAAAGAAGGCGATTGAAGTGCTTGGAGTTTCAGGTTCAACCCTTAAGGAGTGGAGGACAAGGGGTAAAATTAAATACATCAGACCTGCAACAAAGTACTATTACTGTATCAAGGAGTTATGTAAAGTCTCCGAAGCCCAAAAACGTAATTACACCTATGCTAGAGTCTCAACTAGAAGTCAACAACCAAACCTTATTAACCAAGTCGAATACCTTAAACAACAGTATCCAGACTATACCTCAATCACAGATATCGGTTCCGGTATCAACTTTAAAAGAAAAGGTCTTAAAACCATTTTGGAACAATGTGACGAGGGTAAAGTCGGAGAAGTCGTGGTGTCCTTCAAAGATAGATTATGTAGATTCGGATTCGATCTTATCAAATGGTTTATTGAAAGGAAAGGAGGTAAGGTCGTGGTTCTCAATAACAAGGATACCTCTCCTGAAGAAGAACTTACCGAAGATTTATTATCCATTATTACAGTCTTTTCAGCCCGAATCCACGGTAAAAGAAACTACAAGGTTGAGATCGAGAAGAACAAGAATCTATCCCATAACAAATCAGAAAAGAATACTTAGAGAATGGTTTGGTCTATTTAGATGGTACTACAATAGAACAATAGATTTCATTGAGGAAAACAAGGTATATAATATGAAACAGGTACGAAGTGCAATGAGGAAGGAATACGAGTACCATAAGTTTAAGTTTCCAGGTTGGTATTCTGGTCCGACTGAAGTTCCAAGTCGAATTATAGATGGGGCTATAAAAAGGGTATGTGATAACTTTAATGTTGGTTTCAAACAACTTAAACTTGGTATCATAAAGAAATTCAGTATGAGTTATAAGACTAAGAAGGATAGAAATCAAAGTATAAATATACCAAAGGATTTATTTAATCTAACATCTAATTCATTCTCGAAAAAGTATCTGGGTGAAATGAAATCCCAGTATCCAATAAGAGGTCTAAAGCATGATACTACTCTATCATACGACTGTATCTTAAACCAATACTTTCTTAACGTTCCAAGGAATATACCATTTCGTAACGAGAACCAAGTTAGAAATGATACTATAGCCTTGGATCCGGGAAAGCGTTGTTTTCTAACTGGATACAGTCCTAAAGGTCACATTCTAGAAATATGTAATGGTACCTCTAACAAGCTTGAATACCATTTTCAACGTATTAATAGGTTAAGTAGTGCAATAACAAGTTTCAAGAATAAAAAGACTAAGAAGTCACTTCGAATTGCACGAAAGAGATGTTATAGAAGAATTAAAAACTTAGTTGATGATCTACATTGGAAAGCAATTCGGTACCTAACAAGTAACTATACTACCATCTTAATCGGTGACCTTAGTACCAAGAGAATATCCCAAACCAAAATATGTAAAGGTGTGAAACGGATTCTACAGATATTCTCATTCTTCAAGTTCAAACAGAGACTGAAAGATGCATGTCAGAATTTAAATCTAAAGTATAGGTGTATTGATGAATCATACACTTCAAAGACTTGTACCCACTGTGGTACTGTAATGAGAAGGTGCGAAATCAAACCCAAGGTATTTGGTTGTACCAAATGCAACTATCAGGTAGATAGAGACTGGAATGGTGCCAGAAACATCTACCTGAAATCATTCCTTTGAGAGCTACCTCCATTTATAATGGGTAACTGTTATAGATGTGCCTTGTTAATCCTATTGATTAGATACCATTGGATATCGATATCAGGGAAACAAGAAGTAACGATTTGTATTGTTACTTCTATATAGGATAGTAATGAAAGCTGTTACGGATTCAACTATAGTGTCATTCCAAACCGTCCGGATTTGCTATCTTATATGTAGCTGTAATGTATATGTGATCCATATTTAGTACTAATATGGATCAAAAAATGAGTATACGTGTAAGTGTCGTGTAAGTATCGTGTAAGTATCCAAATTGGTGAATATAATGCAAAGACATAGTTGTGACATTGATTTTGATGCTGCATCAAAATCATGGCGCCATAACAAAAGGCATATGAATAATGGATATTTTGTTTATAAATGCATATATGTACACAGTAATGGAAAACGTTGTTATCGTACCATAGAGACATGCAAACAGATCCAGCGTCCCATTATGGCATGGGAGTTTGAGAAACAGGATAATGATACTCCCAGCGATGAATTTTGTAAACAGCACAGATACCGTTCATCCTATGGTCTAACATGGCAGTGACATAAATGCGATCTATATTTAGTAATCAATATAAATCAAAAAAAGATTTTGAAGCGGTTTCGTTCCACAAAATATCATACAAATGTGTAGTATAATCGATATGTTGCGTGACGAGTGGAGCGATCAATGGTACGATTTTATTATTGGGCTATCCCATAATGATTGGGAAAGATTTTGGATACATCACTATCTCAGTAGTAATTCTAGTATCACTTGGAATACTATAGAAAAACATCGTGATGAGCAATGGGATTGGGATTATGTATGTTCGAACCCAAGTATAAGTTGGGAAAGAATCTTATATATAAATGAGAATATTCAAGTATGTGACTCACGTAAGGTCAGTGATAACGTAGGTTTAACGTGGGATATAATATGGTCAAAACGAGAAATCATAAGTTGGGATTGGGATCGAATAGCAATGAATCCGAACGTTACTATGAATACAATTTTATCAACATTAGAAACGTCAGAGATACCTTGGAATTATTATTATGTCAGTATGAATCCAAGTATCACCTGGGATGATATTCAGAAAACTCACATCGATTGGGATATACAAAATATCAGTAAAAATCCAAACATCACTTGGGATATTATACAATCAAATCCTAATGAGAAATGGTGTTGGTATAATATTGGTAAAAATCCAAGTATCACCTGGGATGTTATACAATCAAATTCTAACTGTCCATGGTACTATGGAACTATAGCTGAGAATCCAAATATCACTTGGGATATTATTCAATCGAATCCAACTTTGTTTTCAGAGTGGGACTATAATATGTATAATCCTAATATTACACCTGAGATAGTACTCGGGAGTCCTGATAAAAAATGGGATCCCATTGTCCTTGCTGGAAACTCAGTATATAAATCTAGAGAGAGATTTATACTGAAGAGATTACAAAACTTGATACCAAATTTGCTCGGTGATTTGATGCCGAGTATATCGTATTATCTAGTGGAATATACAACATTGTCTACTAAAATGTATGATAATATCTACTGGAATATGTAATGTTAATGACTTAAAAATGATAATCATTGAGTATCATAAATACGACAAATGATACTCAATGAATCTTCTTGAGACTCAAATCGAACACGTTCGCAATGTTAAAAGTATACTGATGAATTCGCCATTATATTTTGACGTATCTGGAACTGGATGTGGAAAGACGTATGTAAGTGCATACCTTGCGAGATTATATGAACTCGATCTTCTAGTTGTATGTCCAGTTAACGTAGTTCACAAGTGGGAAGAAGTAGCTAAATTATTCAATGTACCAATAACAGTGTTAACCTATCAGAAACTTGCAGGTAGATTTTGTGGACTGACAAAAAAACTAGGACACGGATTTCTTGAGTACGTTAATAACGAATATGTATGTACATCCAAGTTAGTAAAAATGTGCGAGAGAGGGTTATATATTGTTTTCGATGAGTTTCACAATATCATTCATCCATGTGCAAGAACATTTGCATGTTTGGTGCTTGCAATGTCAGTCGTGAAGTGCAAGAGGTGTAAGAGTTCCAAGGTAGCATTTCTATCTGCAACCCCCTTTACAAAGAAGTCAGAAATGGTATGGTTTCTATCAAACAAGTATGTTTCTACTATGAATATAATTGGATCTGCAAACATGATAGCTTCTCGTGCTATAACCAGGGGTAGTGTCATAAGTAATGAGGCGTATTCGAGTATAATTTCATCGTTTATCAATAACGATTATGAAACAACCTTTGGACTCTTGTCGGAAAAAATGAAAGTCGAAAACTTTAGCCTAATGAATATAGCGATTTATGATGATTATGTTGGATATTCCTCAGGTACAGAGAAGGCGTATATAGAAGACATTCTTGGTCATATCTCATCATTGTTTACAGGTGCGGATGATAATGACTTGTGGAAACTGATATTCATGAAGACGCTCAACAAATATATGTGCAAACTGGAACTTGCTAAAAAGACGATATTCGCAAACTACATTTCAAAGTTTTCAACAAGTTTAAACTCAAAACTTGTGATTTTTGTTAACTATACAGATACACTTGAATATCTATGTGGAATAGCAAACAACGTTGGTCTCCATCCGCAAACTATTTCCGGACGTGATAACTCTAAAGCAAGACAAGGGAAAATTCGTGAATTTCAGAATGGAAAAAGTCGTGCTCTCATTTGCAATACGAAGGCTGCGTCGATTGGTATTGATCTCGATGACAAAGTCGGTGATAGTCACAGAACTCTTATTATATCACCATCTTTTGACTTTACGAGTTTAGTTCAAGCAATAGGTAGAGTTTATAGAATAGATACGAAATCGAAACCAGAAGTCCACTTTGTATATGCTCCAAATGAACGACGTCTTATTAATAACATTACACGTAAAAAGACATTTCTCACAAGGATAAACAAATATCTCGCATTTAACTCTCTAAATAACAATGTAACAATGTGATTGGAAACTCATTCTTTCTATACATATCAGTATAGAAAGAGATTAATATATTTATACAAGCTTGCCTTGTATGGCTTTCTTTACAGCTATACTTGTGCTTCTTTTCTTCGGCTTACTTGATGTAATATTACCAAGCATATCAAGCAATGTGTTGATATCAATATCTTTTTGTTCAGTTATGGGTGTTTTGATCTTCTTAATTTTGGAAGGTGATCCTATGTATTTTTTTCCTTCAAACTCAAACTCACGTCTAGAATCACCTTGAGTCTTTTTATCTACACATATACCATTATCAACATCACATGTCATGTTATCAGGACACTGCAAGTTTCGTAGTGGATCACATGTACGTATATGTGGTATTCCCTTGCCTTTTAGTTCAGTAGGAATAAGTGCAGCTGGTGGAATCATCACTGGAGGAGGCATTCCAGGAGGAGGCATTCCGGGAGGAAACTTGGGAAAAACTCCAGGGGGGAATTTAAGATACTTAACAGGTCCTCTATGCTTCTTTGGAGATGGAACCTTCTTTGGAGATGGAACCTTCTTTGGAGATGGAACCTTCTTTGGAGATGGAACCTTCTTTGGAGATGGAACCTT